CCGGCCGCGGCACTGGTATTCGCCACGGCACACTTCCACCGCGAGCCGTCAGCCGCGTCAGTCACCTTGGCGTTGACGGCGTAGGCGGTGTTGTTGAGCCAGTTGGCGGGCGGCGTGCCATCCAGCGTAACCCAAGTGGTGCCGTTGAAGCGCAGCGGGTAGTCGCCTGTGTCGTTCAGCACAATCATCCAGTCGCCGCCCTGGTTGGCAAGTTGACTGGCGACGTAATTGCCTGATGTTTGTCCTGCCTTGATCTCTACCGGCACAGGTGTCGTAACGTCATAGAGCTTGTTGAGGTTGCCGGCATACATGCGCTGATTGTTGCCGCTGATGTATTGAAACATCGAAATCACCGGCGTAGCTTCCGGCAGTGTTGCCCACTGCGTGCAGCCGCCGCGCAGCTTAATGCCCTTCATGGTGGGCGCCCAGTTGTCCAGCACCAGTGCTGCGCCAGGCTGCATAAAACTCTCGTTCTCATTCAATACCAGCCCGCGGGTCGGCGCCGGAATAGTGATGGTGCGCAGTTGCTGCGCTGCCTGGGGCTGCACGGCCGATCTGCGAAAGGCCTGGTGGATGCTCATGGCACCATCCCAGGCACATAGATGGTCTGCGTCGGGAGGGCTGTCTGCATGCTGTCTGTAATCGGCCGGCCGCTGATAAGGATCGGGCCGGGACTGTCAGCCCCCATCATGTTGGTGATGGCGTCACCATAGGTGCCCATATCCTCGGCATACGGCGAACCCTTCTGGGCCTTCCATTGCCAGATCATGCCGAGCTTGAGAACACGCTCATCAAGCCTGAACCTGTCGCCGTCGCTCATGAACTCTTCAGCAAGGCCGCCAGTCTCCCGTAAGATGCAATTCCTATCCATGTACGGGAAGTTGATGGACTCGTCTGCGTCTGTCTGGAGTGGCGGGTTCACGAATATCTGGCCGTTGGCAATCATCCACTCCCCAGGGGATACGGTAAGGCCGCGCGCCCGCCGGTTTAGCCACTCGTCCAGATCAGGGACGAACCGCATCGGCGTGGTGGTGTTGGTCGAGCGCCAGACGTTCGATGTCAGCAGCATCCGCTTGTAATTGGCCGGCAACGGATATGCCGCCCCACTACCACCAAACAGTCCGCCCAGCTTGATGGTTTTAAGTTCGGTCCAGTCGCGATAGTCGTAGGCGATGCGCTGCGCCATTTCGTTGGCGAGATCGAGCATCTCAACCATGGTTCTATTGGCGGTGATGTTGGAGAATACCGAAGTCGGCGTAACAACGCCTACCGTCGCGCAAACACTTCGCACCACCGACAATAGGGTCATTAGGCCACCTTCTTCGGTGAGCACTCCTGCGCCATCCGCACCAGCGTCCTGCGGTTGCAGTTGCCTTGCGGCGCCATGCCAGTGTGGGTCTTGATGAACTCGCGCATGCCCTCCAGCGTCATGCCGGCGAACTCACCCTCCTCGGCCTCGCGCTCTTTCTTCGCGGCCATATCCTCTTCTAGGATGGCATTGCGCGCCTTCAACGCCTCCAGCTCGGCCTGCATCTGTAGGTTCGGGGCGCCGATCCTGGTTGTCTCGAGATACTCAGTGGCCGCGTTTTTCCATTCACGCCCGCCAGGCCCGAGGTTCTTCAGCTCGGCGCCCTCGATCGCCGCCAGTGCCTCGACCGTGTAGATGTTTTGCGCACGCAGCTCGGCGCGCTTGCCGTCAGTGAGGAACGGCGCCGCCGTCAGCGGCGTGCCTGACTTGGTCTGCACCGCATTGGCCTTGAACTTCTGGTACTGCGCCGAGAACCGCTCGGCGTATGTCCACTTGCGCTGCTCACCAGTCTCGGGGTCATCAACCCAGCCGCAAAATTCAGTGGCGGGAAACACTTTAACCTCGCGCGAGCCGGCGGAACGGATTTCGACTTGCTCGGTGTCGTCGTAAATCGGCCGGCCTGCCTCGAGCGTCTTGCCGGGATTTTGTAGCGCGATGTATTTGAAAACGACAACCAGCGTGTCGTCGGGGCTGCGGTATCCGTGAATAGACATGCGTAGATCTTCCTTCCTTAAAATGGTGTCCGGGGCCGCCTTCGTGGAAGGAAGGCTTTGACCTACACGTTAGCGGCCCCGATACACTCGACAGTCCAAGATTTACTCAGGCCGCCGGGTTACTGTCGTACAATCTCCAGTTGAACAGTGGGTTAACCATTGTGAGTTCTCCCATGAAGCCCACGAACTGGGCTATCGCGTCCTTATCAATAGGCATCATCCCGTCACCGTCGAACAGCTTGTCGAAGTTGCGGTTCGGGTGATAGCGCATGCGCAGCGTGTCGGTGTTGATGCCGAACGTTGTATTCGACGGCATATTACTGCCAATGCCGCCGTCGAGCACGATCTCTGCTCGCTTGCCGCCGCCAATATATTCAAGCGCCGAGAAGCCGAGTTGGCCGAGCGATGTCGAACCCTGCTGACGCTGGATGGCGACCGTTGCGGCGTCGTATGCCGCGTAATGCTCTGGCGACATGATCAAGAGATCCGCGTAATCGCGACCGCGGCTCTGCTTCATCATTGCGTAGTTGAGCATGGGGCGGATGGTGGTCGAGATGATCTGCGGACCAAACTGTGCCAGGGTGACCGTGCCGGCAGTGCCGTGCGGGTCGAACGTGGTAGTGCGCCAGATAGTGGCCTGGCCGCGATCGATGCCGCCATAGGTGCCGCTTGTCGTTGTCACCGGAATAGCCGTCGCCAGGCCTGTCAGCTGCTTGTTGCCGTTGGCAGTGCCGTCCGAGTAGATGGCGGCATCCATGGCGTCCTCGAGCGAACGCTCGGCGGCCGAAATGTAACTCTCGAAAACATCGAGCAGCTGCGCCTGGCCCTGGTTGTTAAGGATCTCCTGGTATGACAGTACCACAGGTACCACTACCATTTTAGGATCCCAGAACGCATCATTGAATAAATCGATCGCTGGGTTCAATAGCTGATCGTATCCAGAATACCACTGCGCGGATTGTTTTCCTATTTGCAGCGTCTCGCGGATCTTGGGACCGGAATAGGTTTTCCAAAGCCCCTTTCTCTTCATCACCGCCAGCAGCGCATTGTTGTTGCTGACGAGGTCTTGGTAGCCTGAGCTACGGTCTTCCAGTGCCATTGACAGCACCTGCTGATAGCCAGCAGCCGTGGTAATATTGGGCATGTGCGCTCCACACTAAGGGTTCATGACAATCCAAACGCCCGCATCGCATTGGCGGCGGCGTCTCGAGGTGACTTGCTCGGTTCCTTGCGTCGTACCGCTCCGTTTGAGGGAGCCACGGCAGGACTGCCAGATATCGATCGGTCGGTTAGTTGTCGGGTCTGAGCCGGTGTGGTGCGGGTCTGATCCGCGTGTGTGGCAGGCTGGAGCAGCTCTGCCCTTCGGTACGCCTCATCAAGCGGGTAACCGCTAGCCAGCTCGCGCTTGATGACTTCTCCAAGTTCGTCCAGTCGCGGGTGCGTATCGGCAAATTGGTCGACCGCACTGCGCGTACTGGCGAATTGCTGCTGATACTGCATCTGTTGCAGGTAGCTTTTCAAGCCCTGAATTTCCTGGTGCAGGCTGCCGATTTGCTGGCCGGCGGCGCCGAGCTGGTTGTTGTGCTGGATCTGCTGTAGCTGCTCCGGGGACTGGCTCAGGATGTGATAGGCGATGTCGCGCAGGGTTACCTGGGAACCGTCCTGGCGCACCATGTTCAGATTATTGACGATCACGTCCAGCCCGCCCACCACGTCCTGGCGCAGCTTGGCTTCCATGCTGACGTAGTTGTTGAGCGCCTTGTCGAGCGTGGTTCCCTGGCTCTTCGCCATCTCGTGGAAGTGCCGGATCGGCTGCATGGCCTCGTAGTCGCCGCGGTAGCGCCTATAGATGCCGTCTGCCTCCTGGTGCAGGCGGTACATATCGCCGCGCACCGTCTCTGGCGTATCGGCCCAGTCGCGCCTGGCGCGCTCAGACACCCGCGGCGGGGGCACCGCAAAGGGGGCGTGTTCCGGCAGGGTTTTGTACGGCTTTTGTTCTTCAGGCGTGGCATTTACGGCATTCTGACCGCTATTGGCCGCATCTGACCGCACTTCGTTATTGACACGGGGCGCGAAATGCCCGTGCTCGCCGCGCTCCCTGGCCGCCTGGGCGCCAGGCTGGTCCTCGGGCCGCTTCTTCAAATTGAGCTTGGGGGTTTCCTCGGGGGGCTGGTTATGCCCCGCCTTGGCCTCTGCCGGCGGCGGGGGAGCCTTCTGAGGCGGCCGTTCACCCTTGGGCTGCGGACGCTCGGCCCGGTCCATGGCACGCTGTACGGCCTCGCCAATCGATCTGGAGCGGCCCTCCGGGGCGTCTGGCGCCTGGGGGCCGAGCGGGTTGGGGCGCCCTACCTGGCTGGTGTCGACGGGAACCTCTGAGAGGTTTGCGGACCCCTGAGAGGTTTGTGGCGTGTCTGATGGTGCGGCGCTCGGCGGCGCGATTGCTACGTCTGACATGATGCTTCCTTAGAGTTGGGCCTTCTCAAGGGCCTTGCGAATTGAATTGATGCGCTGCTGCTTCCCAGCTCTGGATCCGCTATTGCGCGGCTTTGGCTTCTGTCGCTCGTTCCCCACCTCGATCAGGCCATTGGCGCGCCCCACCGCCCGGAAGGCGCTCTTGCTCTCGTAAAACTTGCCGTCC